ACGACGTAATTCTGGTTCAGAACCAATTGAATGATGGACTTCACGCACAGGAGTTTCTTGTTCGCGCATTTGAAGACGCGCTCCTCGATGGCGATGTACGCAAGTTGTTGCGCGACGCTCTCGAGAAGAAAGTTGGGTGCTATTGCTATTTGGTTGGCTTCACATCTTCGAACGTTGTTTACGAGCGCTCGCAAGATATGGGCAGCTACAAAACCTACCAGCTCAGTTATTCCATTTCTGGAACGACTGTTACACTGGGAGAAAATCCTGTCGAGGTGACAGTGGTTATGAAGGTGGTTACGAAAGGAGATCCCATGACTACCCAGACAACGCAGACGGCTTCGACGACAGGCCAAGAGATGTCGGACGAAGACAAGGCCAAGATGAAGGCCAAAGAGGACGCAAAAAAGGCGAAAGGGCAGGAGGAGCCCGTAGCTCCCACTGTTACACCTATTGCTCCTACCCCAACGGCACAAACTACTCCAGCTCCTATTGCTCCGGCAGCTCCGGCAGCTCCTCTGACGCTTCAGCAGTATCTCGATGCGGCGCCGGCAGAGCTGAAGGAAGTCCTTACGAGTGGTCTCAAGATGCATGAAGACCGCAAGAATGGACTCATCAAGGCTCTCAAGGAGAACCCGCGCAACAAGTTTACGGAAGATACTCTCAAGGGAATGTCCGTCGACATGCTTCAGAACCTTGTTGATCTCGCAACTCTTCCTGACTACAGTGGACGCCGTGGACCAGAAGCACCGACGACTCAGGCTGCTGATGAAAGCACCGTTGCGGCGCCGAAAGTGTTCGAGTTCAAGAAGACAGCCTGATACCTATTGCCGGCAAGCTCCGGTGTACTAAACCGTTCGGATAGCCATGATCTTCAACTCCTGGCTATCCGAACTTCCCAAACCAATTCTTTGAGGGTTGAACATGTCAAACACAATTATGCTTAAGGGCCGCCCAATGCGCAAAGAGGCGTTGGCGTCGGCTACTATCACTCCTGGCATGCTGATCGAACGCTTGTCAACGGGTAAGGTTGCTGCACACGCTACAGCCGGTGGCTATGGGATTGCAGCGTTTGCAATCGAGAATGAAGTATACGCTGGCCAAGGTGAAGCTCCGACGATTGACACCAACTATGCCGCCGACGATCTCGTGCAGTATGGTGTCTTCCAGCCTGGGCAGGAGGTGTATGCCCTTCTTGCTGCGAACGCGGCCGCAATTGTGGTCGGCGACAAACTTGTTTCACAAGGCGCTGGCTACGTGAAGAAGGTCGTTACCACAGATGTGGTATTGGCGATTGCCCTTCAGGCCGTCGACAACTCTGCAGGGGGTACGCCCGTCCGTATCAAGATCGAAATCGTCTAAGCTCTGTGTGTCTAGCTAGTTAGCTAGGTAGCTAGGTAACTAGACCACATCAACAAGACCGACCCATGAACTAGGAGATTGAAGAATGTCAACACCAGCAAGTATTGATGTGGTCCAGACTACCCAAGCAGGTTCCTCTTCCTTGGGTCCGGTGGCCATGCGTTTGATGCAGTCAGGATTCAACGTCAATTCGTTGCGCCTGAATGCTGATATCCACGCGCAGGGGATCTTGCGCAAGGAAGAATGGATTCACTTCGATAACGCAGTTATTCCCGTTGCTCGTCAGCGTCTCGTTGGCATTGGCGACCTCATGTCTCGAGGTCTTACGATGGGGATTCCAGGTGCTCTCGGCGTGACTCGAGTCGAGTGGGAACGTATCTCTGATATGGATCCTGCTGTGATCAGCATGTCGGGTGTCGTCGACGGCGGCAACGATCGTGTCGTGTACGATCTGGAAGGTATTCCGTTGCCTATCGTGCATCGAGATTTCTTCCTGAACATTCGTGCTCTCGAAGCATCTCGTCGCAGTGGTACTCCTCTTGATACCACACAAGCACAGCTTGCTGCCAAGCTTGTATCGGAAAAGGTCGAGTCGATCTTGTATGCCGGCGCCAACATTGTTGGTTCAGCAAATCAGATCTACGGCCTCACGAATCATCCGAATCGCAATACTGGTTCGGTCACCGCAAGCTGGCTCACGGCAACCGGCGAACAGATCGTTACGGACATCAATCTGATGATTGCATCTGCAATCTCAGACAACATGTTCGGCCCGTTTGTTCTTCACATTCCGATCGCCGTTGACAACAAGCTCGACAATGACTTCAAAGTCAACAGCGACATCACGATTCGCGAACGCATCTTGAAGATCCCCTCGATCCTGAAGATCCTCGCGTCGGCGAATCTCACCACTTCAAATGTTGTCCTCGTGCAGGTTACACCGGATGTCATTGATGTTCTCGATGGTATCCAGCCAACCGTTGTTATGTGGGATACTATGGGTGGAATGCAAGTCAACTTCAAAGTGATGGCGATCATCGTCCCGCGTATCAAGGCGACCTACACGAATCAGTCTGGTTTGGTTCACTACTCTTAATCGGGTGGTGATTTCAAGTGGGTTCAACACCGTAGTTCCCTATTGTTGAACCCACTTGTCTCAGTTCTCGAAACACTATACGAAACATGGAGGTTATTATGGCAAAGAATACGAGCGTCTACGTTCTTACGCACGGTAAGCACTGGCGGACGAACGCAAAAGGTGTTCACGAGCGCATGAAGGTTGGCGACGCTATCGAGCACACTCCTGAGCAGGCTGCAGCCTTCGGCGATCGGTTCAAGGCTGCGAGTGTCGTCGCAGCTGAAGCAAAAGTTGCTAGTGAGATGTCAAAAGCCGCAGAAGCCGAAGCTGCAAAGGTGAAGGCTGAAGCTGAAGCAAGCTCCAAAACGGCGGCAGCAGGAACGGGAACTCCGGGAACAACGGCGAATCCGCCTGCTACTCCGCCACCTCCCAAACCGTAGGGAGGTATCCAATTGACTCAGGTTAACACTCCAGGAGCCCACGAGAAGTTGGTTCGATGACAGCGCTTGTAACAAATGCGGAAGTTCAAGCACTCGTGCTCGATGGTGAAATCGACATGGGCGCTTTCATCAATACCGCTGACACTATAGTGTCGGAGCTTCTCTTGGGTGCTGGATTGTCGACGAATCGCCTTAAGCAAATTGAGCTCTATCTCGCTGGACACTTCTATGTAGTCTCCATCGAGAAGGGTGGAATGACAAAGCAGAACATTGGTGAAGCTGAAGAGCGTTACCGTATTATTCCTGATACCGAGACGGGTCTAGCGCAAACACGTTTTGGCGCACAAGCACTCGCATTGGATTCCTCAGGGATCTTGGCTGAACAATTCAGTGGGAAAACAATCAAGGCACTATTCACGGTTATTTGAACACACATGCTCTACGGTCAGAAATATAACCACGATGTGACGTACTGGGGAAACCCAGCAACAAATGGTTATGGCGCTAAGACGTTTGATCCTCCAGTGAACCTCAAAGGACGCTGGGAAGAGAAAGCTGAGCGTTTTATTGGGCAGAGTGGTGAGGATCTCGTGAGTCAGGCTGTTGTGTATCTTGAAGGAGATGTTGACACCAACGGGTATCTATACTTGGGGATCTCTACAGAAACAAACCCAACTATCATAAACGGAGCGTTCAAGATCAATGCGTTTAATAAGATCCCAGATATCAGGGGTCTGCAATTTACACGGAAGGCGCTTCTCTAATGGCGATTGGAGCACGTTTCAGAGTAGGTCGTGTAGGTGCAAAGGGAGATGTTGTCGCACAGTTTAAGGCAATTGAACGGAACTTTACAAGCTTTGTCAACCATGTTCGAAATGTGACACCACTGATTATGATTGAGGCTCTTCAACCAACATACAAGAAGTCTCACGTCTACGTCCCGAAAGATACCGGTGCACTCGATTCTAGTGGGTACTTGGAGGTCACCAACACTGGAAGGAATCCACGAGTCGAGATGGGTTACGGCAAAGGTGGCAAGCCTAACTACGCTGTAATCGTCCATGAGAAAGTGGAGTATTTACACGCCGAGCCAACTCGTGCGAAGTATCTCCAGACTGCAATGCTCGAGGATATCAACGAGATTCGTATTCGGTTGATCACCAACTTCAGGCGCCTCACGGCCGGCGGAAGTGGGGGCGTCCGATGACAATGATTTCCGAAGGTATCAAAGACATTCTGGTCGAGAAAACGGTTGGAGCTTTTGGACCACAAGTAAGCACCTCGACTTGGGCTATCTACATCGGTAAGCAACCCGACGAGAATCATGATCGTGTTCTGACGATATATGATATTGTGGGACAACCAGCAAATCCACGGTATCTTCTTGACTTTCCTGCAATCATGATCAATATCCGCGGCGAGCAGAATGCTTACGTCGAAACATATAACAAAGCTGTGCATGTTAAGTCCGCACTACTTGGTTATATCCCACACGATCGCGGTGGTGATCGTTGGGATGCAATTAACATGCTTGGTGATGTTGGCTTTATTGGGTACGATAAAAACAATCGACCCGAGTTCTCTACAAATTTTGCATTGATAATTGAACCAGCAGCTCCGACAGGAACGAATCGTGAACCCTTGTAGACCTAAGTAAGGAGAATACAGATGGCCGCCAAAAGAATTAAAGTCTCGAGTGATGACATTACGTATTACACCTTGCCAGGTAATACGGGATCGATCTCGAACGAATCCGGTGAAATTGATGACACTGTCTTCGGACAGAACTTCAAGTCGTCAGAGTCAGGGCTGATCAATTGGTCAGTCAGCGCTCAAGCGTTCTACAAAGGCTTTGTCGGGTACGTTGCCGATCTTCACAAAGCCAGTGTGCCAACAGTTGCAAACGGCGAAGCGATGACGCTGGTTTCCGGTAAGACTTATCGGGTTACTGATTCGGCAAAGGATATCTGGGATTATGCAGATCCTCCGGTTGTCTACGACAATGCTGTCGATCACACCTCTGATGTTGAAAGCATCGACTATCTATTCGGTCGTGTCACTTTCAACTCGACGTACACTGTCACAGGCCCAGTGACAGTGGATATCACCTATTTCGCAACTCTTACACAACTCGCCGGTTACAAGAGCTTTACGCTCACACAAACCGAGGAAGCAATCGACACTACGACGATTCCAGTTGCCCAAGGTAACTCGGGTCACATGACTTACACTGGCGACGGATTGAAAACGGTCGCATTGGAGCTCAGTGGCCTCTATGCTTCAGCAAACGGTTATCGAGCATCACTCGTCGCTCGAGAAATTGTGATCGTCAAGATCAATCCTGATGGTGTCGGCAAGTCTGTCGCCCGTGGCTACTTCAAGTTTGGCAGCCAGGGTCAGGACGGCGATGTTGGTGCACTCGAGGAAGAGAATGTCACACTTCGTTTGAATGTTCCGGATATTCAGAATATGACTCGACCTTTTGGTTGGGTTCATACTGCATCGACAATCAATCTGGGCGTCAAAGCGGCTCTCGACGCTTGGGAAGCTGGTACACTTGTATACGTCCAGTATCTTCCAGACGGTGTCAACGGTGTCCAAGGTCAGGCAGCTGTAACAGACATCTCACTGTCGGCTGGCTTGGAAACGATGAACGAATTTACAGTTCAACTGCAAGGAACAGGTGCCTTAGCAGTCGAGCCGTAATCGAACCCCAAACTTGGTGGAAGAGCCCGCACTCACCTTCTCAACACTCTTCCACCACTTTTTGGGTTGTGCTTTAGTTGAAGTGCAGTGCTGTAAGTGTAAGTGTAAGTGTAAGTGTAAGTGCCAAACATAGGAGGCTTTAATGACTGATACTACCGAAGTGCCAAACACGAACGTGATCCCGATAAACCACCCATTGACGCGCGAGCAAATTCGTGCCGCGATCTTTACCGATGAGCGACGCAAACCAAAGTCGAAACTGATCACTGCCTTCGGAGTGAGCTTCGAAATCCGGCAGCCCTCAGTTGGTGCGTTCCTTGCATCGCCTACCGACGATGACGAGGAGCATACCGATCCGGTGAGCAAAATACGTGCACTTCATCTTCTGGTGAATAACTCGTATGTGCCAGGAACTGAAGAGAAGGTCTTCAACCAGGAAGATTACGCCGCGTTCGTTTCAATGCCCTTCTCAAATGATTTTGTCACAGTTATCACAGCATTCAACGAGATCTCAGGCGCCAACCCGAAGGAGAAGCAAAAAAACTAATTAGCAACCCGGCTCTTTGGAACTTGTTCTTAGTTGCATACGAGTTTGGGTTGCCAGTACAGAAAGTCGAGCAAATGTCTCCTGGCGAGTTTGCATATCATCTGGCCTTCATTAACGAGTATCAGAAGCGTTCTAGTCGTGCTGATGCGCTCATGTTAAAGCGAGGTAGATCCAAAACTAAAGGTCGGTCGAGGAACTTAATACCAGGTGAGAATGCTTTCACGACCAAGAGATCTGAGACTAGTTCCACACCTAAAGCAAAGCATGACTTCTCTGACACCTGATACCTGATACCTAATATAAACAAGCCCTTGAGTGGGACGGAGCCGTTTGATGGCAATTAGTTTAGGCGATATCAATTTCGGTCTTGGGGCCGATACGTCTTCACTTGATAGAGCCATCAAACGGCTTCAGTCATTTGGCACCGAGGTTGATAGAGCTTCGAAGCGGCAGTCTGAGGGATCGCGTAGAATAGAGGCTGACTTACGCAGGCAGGAAGCCGCAATGGTTTCCATGACCAGCAAAGTCTTGAAGATGAATGACGCTTTTCGCAAGGAAACATTCGGCGAGAAGTATGTTACCGATGCCAACAAAGCTCTCAACTCTTATGTCGCCACGCTCTCTAAGGGTCAGACTGGTGCTCTCAACTTTCAACGCGCAAACGAAAAGCTCGTAACAGAGCTGCAGCGCTTACAACGCGAGTTCAAGAAAGCTAGTTCTGGTAGCACTCAAGTCGGTCCAAAGGTATCCGATATAATCAAGCTTGAGACCACTCTTGCAGGTGTTACCCGCAAAGTCCAAGATATGAACGCTGCCTTCGCCAGGCATCCCAAAGGCGCAAAGTTTATCGACGAAGCAACAGCAGCACTTAAACGCTTTGAGGCGCAAACAGCGCATACTCAAGTCAAGCCGTTAGACTTCAGTCGTTTCCACAACCAACTCAGGAATGATCTAGCGAGAGTCCAACGTGAGTTTCGCAACGCTAAACTTGCCCCAACCATTGATACGCAAGGTCTCACAAAGTTCCAGAAAGCTCTTGTAACGATCCGGGAGTCATCACAACTCACTTTTGGTCCACTAAGCGGTGTTGGATATCGTATCGGTCTTTTCACAAGTATCTTGGACGAAGGTGGTTCTAAAGGGTTAGCATTTGCTGCGGGTGTTGCAGCAGGTGGATACGCTATCTACCAGATAGGAAAGAAATCGCTCACAGCGGGTGTTGAGCTTCAAAAGATCAACACTATATTCCAGACTGTTTCTGAAAGCCAAATTCAAGCACTGCAATCGCTTGGACGAGTTGGTAAGTTGGCATTTGAAACTGGTGGTGATATTTCATCGCTGGCTACAATGCTTGCCAATCTTGAGTCATCGACGAAAGGTACAGCAATTGCCGGTGCAAAGACATTCCAGATCTTTGAGTCAATTGTTAAAGCTGGAGCAAAGTTACAACTTCCAGCACAAAAGATCGAGCTCGCTTTACTAGCAATTGAGCAGATGGCTTCGAAGGGTACAGTCACTCTCGAGGAAATGAAGAGGCAGTTAGGCGACCAGTTGCCTGGAGCGATGCAGATAGGTGCTCGAGCTTGGGCAAAGCTGAGCGGTCAAGTCGGTCAAAGCTCGCAAGAGATGTCGGCTGCATTCTTAGCGGCCTTAAAAGATGGCCAAGTGATATCTGAAGTCTTTCTACCTGCTCTACAAGAAGAAATCGACAAAACATTCAACAATGCACAGAACCAGAAGATCGATAACTTCACTGCAGCTCTAGGGCGTGCTAAACAAGGGTCCTTCTTACTCTGGGGTGAGATAGACAGAGGTACCGGAGTTACTAGTACTGCAACCAAAGCTCTAGACGGCTTCGCAAACGGTCTACTCCTTCTAGCAAAAGGAATGCGCGCAATTACGGGAGCCGGTGGCGAGACAAACGATATCCTGATAGCTATAGAACAAGGTGTTCAAGGTAACACTGACGGTTGGGTAGCTTCTTCAAAGGCATTGGATGAGTACATCAATAAGCAAGGCAAATTTGAAGCCGCGAGCAAAAAGGTTACAGAGAACTTCCTGCGACAAGTTGCACAACGTCGACTTGCTCTTGAAACAGAGCTTGAAGAAGCGCAGCGTCGACTTGACACAATGGAGACCGTTCACGACATTGATCCGTTCAATCTCCTTACTAAAGCGCTCAATGCAGTTTTCGGGGTTGAATGGAATCTCAATGTCAACAACAAACCGTTGGATGAAGCTCGTGTCAAAGTTGAAGAGCTCTCTAAAGCTATCAAAGAGCAGTTAAGGCTTACCGAAGAGCTCCAGAAAGTCTGGCAAAAACAAGAACTGGCAATACCGCAAGCGGATACCACATTTGGTGGTGCACGCCTCTTACAAGAATTCCCGAACATAAACACTCGCGATATTGCTGTCAATGCGCGAAACCAACCCGACTCACCACTCTTTGAATCAGGCGAGAAGTTTGGCGCGCCATCTAAGAACATTGAAGATGTGCGCGAATCAATTGAGGTTATGGATAGGAAGAGTCGAGAGATCTTAGCTGAAATCAACAACGCTTTCGGTCCCGACTTTATTGATCTCGAAGAGCTTGACGACGCCTACAAGAAACTAACTGAAGTTAGGACTGCAGCAGAAAAGCTTCGCAGCACTACAGTCAATCCCAAAGTTTCAGATCTTTCACCTCTTATTGAGAAGCTACACGACGCCCGCTTGGAGTTCCAAGATCTCGTCGATATGATGCAATATGCGATGGAGGAAGAGGGTTCTAACGTCCCGCCCAGTTGGATTGTGGCGATGGACCTTCTCAAGCTGAATGCGGGCAACGCACAAAAGGAGTTCGAAGGGTTAAAAAATTCCTTTGGAGATGCAACAGTTAACATTGCAAGAGACGCAACTCGTCTCCACGATAAACTGAGCGCAACGGAAGTTACTGATATTGTAGGCAAGTTGAACGCTGGGGAACTCCAAGGGTCTACTAGTCGGGTTGATCGCCTTGCTGAGTCTGTAGGCAAGCTGTTTGAGAACCTTGAGCAACTTAATGATGCAACACTCGCTGGAATTGGTAAGAAGCTTCAGGAAGGCTTTACTAATGCCAAGTTGGATCTGTCTGAAGTCACTGCTAACATAACTAAGCCAGGAGACATTTCTCACCTTGAAGCGATCATAGAAAAGATTCACGACTACGAATGGGCATTGAACAACTTGAAAGTTGCTTCAACTACAAACGTGGACAAATCCTTTATAGACCAACTCGACCAGACTGCAGGTTCTTACACAAAGCTTGGCAATTCTCAGTCTGAATTTGTGAAGCTAGTATCTGAGAACCTCGGTGCACCTTCTAAAAACCTTGAAGATATGACTGGTGCAGTTCTTGGACTCACAGCTGCAGAGCGTGAGCTTCTCTTGTCCTTAACAGCATTCACTAGTGCAGGTATTGAAGCTTCCCCAATTGATGCTGATACCCTATCTTGGGGTCTTGGAGAGTTGGAGAAGGTTAAGAGTGCATTAAACGAAATCCATGAACTTAATCGTACAATGCCGACTGACCAACTTGGCGGCATGCTTGAATCACTTGACACTGCTGGAGTAGTTCTCGATGCACTCGAGGCACGCCTCGCAGGAGCTGTCAAGAGGATGGCGCCCTTCCCTCCGCCAACGGAGCTCATCCAAGCACTAGATATCCTTAAAGCAAAGTCAAAGGAAGTCAGTAGTGCTGGAGAAGATATTGAAAACACTTTTGGACCTGCTCTAATCAATATTGGCAGAGCTGCAAGTGAACTCGACCACACCTTTGATGCACTTGAAGTGGGGGATATAGTTCACAAGCTTAATACAGGAGAGATTGAAACATCAACGGGTCTTATCGACAGACTTGCAATTTCGGTAGGTGACCTATACGAAGCCCTCGAACAATATAATGACGCTACTCTCGCAGGTATTGGTAAGAAGCTCTCTGAAGGTCTTGTCCAAGCCCAGACAAAACAACAGCAAATTCTCGCAAGCATTAAACAGCCTGGAGATATTCTAAGGCTTGAGGATAATATCGCGCTCATTGATAAATACAAGGAGGCTCTAGATCGTCTGAAAGTTGTGTCTCAACTGAATGCAGATAGTGTTCTATCACCCGCTGTTGACCAACTTGATCAGACTGCGGCTTCGTATAAAGAAGTATCCGGAGCGATGCAGCCCCTTATTGACGCCCACACCAATCTCAACTCTACCATCCAACCGCTTATCGGTAACTACTCTAGCCTTGCAACCAACACTACAGCTCTTTCTGATGCTCAAATTACAGCAAACACTGCGTTGGATATGTATGCACAGAAGCTTACGCAGATTAACACGCTTGTAGAAATAGCGTCTCGTGGTGTAGTCACTCTAACCAGCAACATTAGACAGCTTGGTGATTCCAAGTCATATGTTGATGCTCTAACTTCTTCGTTCCAAACTCTTGCGACTGCTAGCAATGTAAGCTTTAACACTGCGATTCAGAACCAATCCAAGCTTAACACTTTGCAACAGCAGGGCATTGATCTTAATGAACGTGCAAGAGCTTCAACAATTCAGGTTCCACTTGGCGGTGCAGCTGGATCTGATGAGCTAGGTGGTGGAGCTGGAACAGACTTCCTCTCAGGAGGAGCTGGTGCTGACGTCCTTAAGACGCAGGTAGATTCTCTTACGACCGGTCTCAAAATCTATACCGACCAAATCACGCAGTCTAATAACGAGACCATCATTTTCAAGAATAACCTTGGAACGATGTCGGATGTCATCAAAGATACGGAGCTTCTCCCGTCATTCACCTCTCTGACAGAGAGTACCAACGCTCTTGATAGCAGTCTTGGACACCTCGGTGGCGCAGAGGGTCTAGGTGCTCTAGATAGTGCATTCGATAGTGCTAACACTGTTGATGTATTCGGAGAATCGCTGAATGCTACTGGAGTGGCTGTTGATGACACTACAGGTAAAGTCGACAAGCTGCATAACAGTCTTAATAGACTGCAGGAGACAAAAGCTTCTGTTGAAGCAGCACAGCAGGCTATGCAACAGTTTGCAGATATCGGTGGTCAGGCAATTGGTACTCTAGCAGATACAATCATTGACGACCTTGTCCACACGGGCACAATCAACTTGGAACATCTGCGCGAGGTGATGTTAGATGTTGCAGCCGATATCTTGAAAGAGATGTTCAGGATGGCTATCCTCAATCCACTTAAGGGGGCATTGTTTGGCGGCGCTGTTGGTGGAGGTGCTGGTGGTGGAATCTTTGGTGTCCTCTTCGGTGGTGCCGCTCGTAAAGGTATGGTGCTTGATAGCGGTAATAACCGAACACGCAAGATGCGTCGAGGTGGGATGATCAACTCACGCAAGATCTTCAATACTCCTAGCGGATTGATCGAAGCTGGCGAAGCTGGACGCGAAGCAATTATGCCACTCTCTCGGAACTCTCGTGGTGATCTAGGTGTACGAGTTAATGATGGTGGAGGTGACAGAGGAAGTAACAGCTTTGTGATGCACATCCACACAGCTGATGCACGAGAGCTAGTGCAGAACAAAGCTCAGGTTGCCACTTCTTTCATGAAGCTAATTCGTAAAGGGAGTGCTTACGCATGAGCTTCAGTGATAACGTAGTCTTCCCTACAGAGATTTCCTATGGTTCGTCTACCTATTTTGGTGGTAGGCAAGTTCGCATTATTTCACTTCCAGGAAGTGAAAAGCGTCAATCTCGACGTCTCCACTCCATTAGACGCTTTAATGTCAAGTTCGGTATTAAAACAGAGGACCAACTTAACTCTGTTTTGCATATCTGGGAGTCACACGGTCAAACAGAAGAAGGGTTCTTATACAAGGATTTTGCTGACTTCAAATCTTGTATTCCTTCTGGTACGATAACACACACTGACCAACAAATAGGTGTTGGGGACGGCGCTACAACTGTATTCCAGCTGACAAAGGGATTCATTGCTGGTTCGCAAACGTACAGCAAAGTTATCCTTAAACCCAAGGTTGGTACTACTGTTGTTGGGAAAGATGGCGTCCTCCAAGGTTCTGGCTTTACAATAAGCACTATTCTAGGTACTGTAACATTCTCAGCTGCACCGGCTGGTGGAGTAATTATCTCAGCAGGCTTCGAATATTATATTCCTGTGCGTTTTGACATCGAAGAGTTTGAAGTCAATTTGAGCCACTTCAAACGTGGTGAGCTCCCCGATATCATGCTTAAGGAATTGCTGGACCCTAACGATGCGTAATATCCTCTCAGGTATGGCGACTTACTTAGCCAACAAGAAGACGCATCGTCTCGCTTTGTGCTTTAGAATTATCCCGATTGCGGTGGGTGCATCGCCTATTGGGTACACAATACACGACAAAGACTTAGTCGTGAATATTGGCGATTCATACGGAGCAATTACCTATCTTGCCAAGTATGTCGAGAAACATTCTGAAGCAGCGCATAACCTAGGTGGGTCATCAGACAATATCGATGTCACAACAGTTCTGTTCAAGGATGACTCACTTGATGTCCAACAATCGCGCGCGGGATACTTCGATGATGCACGTGTTGACATTCTAGTTGTAAGGTGGGATGATACAACCCAGTATGTCAAATATCTTACAGGCTTTGCCGGCGAAGTCAATGTAGACGATCAGACAATCACGATAACTTTCCAGGAGCTTACTGGAAAGTTCAACCAGAATATCCTAAGAGAAATCAAGTACAATTGCTCTCATGATCTGTTTGATGACCGTCCCAAGAAGTGTCGCGTTGCTAATAACGTATCTGAATGGGTTGCTTCGACTCTGTATGTTACTCGCACTCCCAAAGACGCAATTGGCGAAGGCACCCGAATTGTTAAGCCAAAAGTTGCAACGCAGGCGAACCCGAAGTACTGGTTTAGGTGTAAAATCGGTGGTACTTCTGCGGGTTCCGAACCAGCTTGGCCTTCTACTCTGGGTGCAACTATAGTTGACGGTACAGTAACATGGGAAGCTATCTACGCACGGCGTCGAACAGGTACTGTAACTACCGTAACCAACAACTCTGAATTCGCTGCTTCAAGCATTGACTTTGCGCTCAACTATGCTACTGCCGGCTACGTTGAGTGGCTCACAGGTAACAACGTAGGAGTCAAGACCGACATATTTGAAGATGATGGTGCAGGCAACATCGAACTCTTTATGCCGATGTTCAAGAATATTCAGGTGGGTGACACCTTTATAATCTTCGCCGGTTGCGATAAGCTTGCATCAACATGCTTCAACAAATTCTGGAACATATTCAATCATGGAGGCTTTCCGGATGTTCCCGGCTTACTCGACTCTCTCCAAATGGGATCGAAGTGATCTGATCACTGAGATTGCAGTTAGTACTCTTGGGAAACCTTGGGTACATCAGGGTGTTGGGCCTGACGCATTTGATTGCGTCGGATTGTTGAGGTATGTCGGTATCGCATCAGGTATCTACAGAGAGGATGAGATAGAGAAACCCAGTTATCGGCGTATCCCAAATGGTTTAGAATTGCAAAAGCGTCTCTCTAAGTACCTTCGCATGACGGGGAGCCCGATAATTGGCTGCGCTATCACAGTCCAAATGAAGAACGAGCTACTCACGCATGTTGGAATACTCACCAATGTCGGGTATATTCATTCTTCATTACCCTTGAAAATGGTGGTCTTTGAACCATGGTCTGAACGTTTGTACAACAGTATTCGTGGGTGCTACTTGTTTGAGAGGCCAACAGTCTAATGGCGATTCTAGGGTTAGCGATTGGTGGTGGTGCAGGAACAGGATTCGTTGCGAATCTTGTGCTTAGTGCTGGCTTAATCGGGCTATCCTTTTTACTCCCCAGACCCAAGATCGAGGGTCCGAGGCTCGACTCTATTAAAGTTACTGCTGACTCTGTCGGCCAAGCTATTCCGAAAGTGTGGGGACGCGCACCGATAACTGGGCGTTTAACCTGGATCAAAGACAATGAGCTCCAGGAGGTAAAGGAAACTGAGTCGGGCAAAGGTGGCGGTCCAACAACTGTTACATGGCTTTACTTCGCGACATTTATGTGTGTCTGCTGTGACAACGAACTATTCGCGTTTGAGAGAATCTGGTTCGACGAACACCTTGTATATAACATCAACAACGATAGCGGTCCTGTTCTAGGCGAAGGCTTAGACATGACGATCTATCTTGGAACCGACGATCAAGAGCCTGATCCCCTTATGGTTTCGATTCTTGGCGAGGAAAGAGTTCCAGGGTATCGTGGTGTAGCTCATATTGTAGTAAACAACTACAATCTGGAAAAGCATGGAAACAGAATCCCGAATATTCGCTTTACTACGATCGAACGTGGCACTGCAGACTCTAATATCTACCCATTCGCTGCTCAAGGTTCATCGTTGGCTGTTGACAAGGATCGTAACCTTGTGTACAGTTGGGTTAACAATCTCGATGGTACCGGCACTCTCTCTTCATGGAACCTTTTTAGCGGAGCATTAGTCGACACGCTTCTCATAACTGTTCCAAGCGGTACTCAAAATGGCGTGACTCTTTCAACAGATGGTGGTACCGTCTATTTAGGTGGTGGTTCTGGTGGTGCTCCTGGCGAGAATACTGTAGGAGCATCTGTCGACACTGGTGGAGTATTTATCAACCTTACTACACCCAATGGCTCCATATCACTCAATCACCATGGAGTAGGCTTCTCTCAATATGGTTTTACAGTAATAGGGGGCCAAGTAACAGGTTTCTCATTTGCTGATGGGGATGCTACTAAATGGGCCGTAGTAACAAACCTTCTCCAATCAAGTCTCACAGTTGAACTTAGAAGAGCACATTGTATTGACGTAAGCTTCCACTTCTGGTTTAGCACTGTTGCAGACTATACCGTTAGTAAGGTTCATATCCCAACACTGATTACTGCGGCGGTAGCAGCAGATCCAACTACGCACTCTATTGACGCTGTACCATATGTGATAACATACTCTCTAGGCACACTCACTGGAGGTCTCACACAACCAAGAATTCTGTTTGGTGATTACTCTGAGTCTCTAGGACTTATGTGTTGGATCATTTTTGATGCACCAACAGGTAAACACTACGCGCTCAAGACTGACACGAACATGAATCTTGTTGCATTCACTGAGATTATGTCTTCAAGCCTTGAAGCTGTAAACTCTCCAAATGTAAGGCTCTCGAATAACCAGGTCGCAATCCAGTCAAGTTCCTCGACAGCTTACATCTGGAATTTCAACACCATGACGAAGTACATGGATTTCTCCAGTGGCGTTAGCGTTAATTCGTTTTCACCTTATTGGCTTGCTGATAAGGGTATTATTGTGTATCCAGGATACGGCGGGTCTAATATCGTCGACCTCTTTGGCGCTACACCCACTGAAGTCCCTATTAGTGACATCCTCACAGATATGAGCACCTTTGTGGGTATCCCTTCGGCACGAATAGATACCACGCTAATTAACTCCAACCACAAGGTCAATGGCTACTTTATCGATTCTCAATCGGCTATGCGTGACTCTTTGGATGATGTCAGTCTAATCTGGTTAGTTGACGTTTGCGACGATGGCGATAAACTCAAGTTCATTACACGTGGAAACAACCAAAGTCTGAGTATCTCTGAAGGTTTTCTTAGACCTGGTGAAAACGAGATAGCTGACAATATTTCAACTGAGAATATGTTGCCTCCTTATACTATTCCAAAGTCAATGACGCTGGAACATTACGACCCGCAGAATCGTTTGGAGAAGAGTATTCAGGGTCCTATATCGCGTCCAGCAGTTGTAGTACCCGCCGAGGATCTTATAAAGGTCTCAACTCGCTGTGTGATGACGCCAAGCAAAGCTGCTCAACAAATGGAGAAGATCTTCAGGGCTTCATGGCGTAAACGCTTCTCGTATACTCTGCCACTGGATTATACCTTGATGAGACTTCATCCAGGAGATGTGTTGATCTTTCCGAAGAATGGCGAACTTGTAACGATGCTGATCGATTCTATTCGATCTGACCTAGCATTATTCCAGCTCGAAGGGTCAATGGAAGATCTTGCGAGATACGAATCTGATGCTGTGGGTATATCTGGAGGGCATTCGGAAGACATTTTATCGACATACGCCAAGACTTTATTCTACTTCCTTGACACACATGCTCTTCGCGAAGAGGATGTCAATCAGCAGTTCTACACAGCGGCTTATCCAGCGTCTATAGCTGCAATATGGAGTGGCGCGTCATTCTACCGTTCAACTGACGGCTCGTCGTTTGCTTTCTGGGTAAACACTGATGACAAAGCTATTACAGGTAAGGCTCAAGATGTCTTGGGGACACATCCTTACTACGAACTCATTGATGAGGTGAACACAGTTACGATATACATCCCTGACACCACTTTTACTCCTGAGTCTGTCGACCTTGCAACCTTCATGTCGGATATTCAAATCAATCCTCTTATGCTTCAGTCCAATGGAACAAGTGAGTACGAACTAATCCGGTATAGGACTGTCACCAGTCTTGGTGGGAATCTTTGGCGGCTCTCTAATCTGAAACGGGGACAACGTGGTACTGAACAGTTTATGACTCATGCAATTAACGACCTTGCGTTCTTCCCTTCACCAACCACAATGGATCGCATAGGTGAAGTAGCAGACGTTAATCTCTTGCGGTATTACAAAGCTGTTACTTGGGGTGCTCAACTATCTTCTGCAGCTTCAACATCGTTTACCAATACTGGTCGAGGCGTCAGGCCTCTAGCCCCATCGCATGTTAAAGGTGATTGGGATTATAATGCTGGAACAGTGTTGATCTCGTGGAAGAGACGCCAGAAGAAGTTTCTCCAACTTGCGTGGGATAATACAACAGGTACAGCCTTGGACGAATCTTTGGAGCACTACAAGCTGGTGATCAAGGATGGTTCCACCGTTGTTCGTACAATCGATCCTGTTGCCGACACCACCGAGTACACCTATAGTGCAGCCAACATTCTAAGCGACTTCGGTACTGCAACTCCTGCAACAATCAATATCGAGGTTCAGACCAAAGGTGACTTGTGGGGCTATGGTCTCAAAGGCTCAGGCGTAGCAACGTATTGATGACGATGTGAGATGGAAACAAGCAAATGACTGACACACCGAATTTACTCCTTCCTTTGATGGATCTCACAACTGGAGATAAGGAAGGCATTTACTCGTCGGCAATGAAGTTCTTGGACTTCTTAGTCCAGCCAACTGTGATCAGTACTTTAAGTACTCCACCTGGTTCACCTGCAGAAGGTGCAAGATATCTTGTTGGGTCTTCTCCAACTGGTGCATTCGCAGGCCATACGAATCACATCGCTTTTTACCTGGGCGGTTGGGTGTTCAGGACGCCTGTAGAAGGTTGGAAAATTTATGACCAAGGTGCAAACACATCAAAGATCTTTGATGGCGCTACTTGGTTTACCGATACGGGCGGGGGAGCTGGAACACCACCAACGTCATCAGATGACTTCAAAGACCCTTCAGCCAACGTTCGTGTAACATCTGTTACTCTAAGTGCTCCGGGTGCTACCTTAGACGGCGTTACTATGGTGGCAGGGGATTCTTTCTTCCTCGATAATGGTGCAGCAACCGCTGGACTATATGATTGGAACGGTGCAGCAACCCCAGCTACACGCCGTGCAGATGCTGACACTAGCGCTGAAGTCACATCTGGAATGATTGTAACTGTAGCTCAGGGGACTTCAGCAGGTACTCTATGGCAACTTACAACTCCTGATCCTATCACTCTTGATACTACAGCTCTCACTTTCACACAAGTCTCTGCAGCGACTTCAACCAGCTTTACAAACCAGGTAATCCAATACTCGGCATTCTCTTCAAATAACCTAAACTTGGCGACTTCTCACCGTAATAAAGTATTGCTAATCAATAATGGTACAAACAACGTGACCATTACAGTCAATAGCGGTGTGATGGCAAACAACGCTGAAGTCAAAATTATTCGTCTCGGAACTGGTAAAGTCACAGTTATTGATGGCTCAGCTTCAATTAACACATCTTCTAGCGGTAGAGCTCTCAAGCGTTACGGTGGCATTCATTTGAAGCGCCGTACAAGCACTGTTTGGGAAACCCAATACATCGAAGCTTACCCTTCTATTACTGCGGTGAAAACTGCTAACTATACTGCAACAGCATTAGACGATGTTATTCCTTGCGATGCTTCTGGCGGAGCATTCACTGTTACCTTACCAACCGCAGCAAGTTCAACGGGAAAGATTCTGACCATCAAGAAGGTTGATGCATCACTCTTGCTAGTAACAATCGACGGTGACGGATCTGAAACGATCGATGGAGAGACAACCATTGCTCTCAACTTCAAGTATGAGAGCCTAACAATTCAGAGTGATGGTACAAACTGGCATGTATTACATGCTAATCGTGCTGTGCGCCACCAGTTCGCAATCTCTGATGAAACAACTGCACTTACTACAGGTACGGCTAAGCTCACGTTTAATATACCTGGTAAGATGCGTGTAGTAGCTATTCGGGGTGCTATTAACACTGTGTCTAGTTCTGGCATTCCAACTGTAGACATCAATGAAGCGGGTGTGTCTATTCTTACAGACAAGCTCACAATTGACGCAAACGAGAAGTCATCATTAAATGCAGCTACTGCGGCTACTTTCAGTGATACAATTCTTGCGGATGATTCGGAAATAACGGCGGATATTGACGTGGCGGGTACAGGTGCAAAAGGCTTCAAGGTTACACTCATTGGGTGGTGGATCTGATGTCTCGGTCTTTAATCTTACCAAGACGCGAAAAGCTTATCGGTAGTCTTCAAGAGCTACACAGAGATGAACGTGGCTATGGGATCCTGAATCCCTTTTTAGTCGCACCGAGTGGTCCGACATTACCAGCACAGTACTGGCGTATTCTTGTTACCGATACACAAGCAACAGGTTCCGATAGTACAGCTGGTCTTCAAGAGCTCTATTTAGCTGCAAGTGATTTTGGCGCAAATGAAGCGACAACCCCAACGAATGCTATCTCGGATAGCGAATTTGATGGTAATTTTGTGAATGATAATGCATTTGATGGAGAGCTCTCTGACAACACAGGTAATGGTTGGGCTTCAACCAATACAGCATTTCCACATTATATAGGATATGATTTCGGATCAGGAAATGACATTACTATTGTTGGAATTGCAATTTCTGGACGTGCTGTTACAGGGGCGTCAATAGAACAAGGTTTCGAAGATTTTGACGTCCAATATAGCAATGACGGTTCTATATGGGCAACATATTGGTCCGAAGCTAGTGTCGTTTGGGCTAAATATAGCTTCAAGTGGTTTCATCACACAGCACCGAGTTATAGTGGTTCACCACATGGAGCCCATTCGTTCTGGCGCATTTTTGTTTTTGAAACTGGCGGCGCCAATACTAGTGCTTCAGAAATCGAGTTTCTTGACGTGTCCGGTGGTACTGACCAGGCAACAGGTGGAACAGCAGTAGCTGATAGTGTGTTTTCATCTTTTGTAGCCGCTAATGCATTCGATGATAATACTGGTACGTTCTGGGCTGGTGGTAACGCTGCGGGATGGATGCGCTATGACTTTGCTTCGGCGGTCGAGATCGGTGCAGTATCATGGCGAGCGCGATCGGATGCTAATCCTGAACAAAGTATTTATTACGGAGTTGTACAATACGCTGACAGTTCAAGTGGCCCATGGCAAACAGCATGGGCAATTCAAACTGGTGGTGGCTGGTCAACCAATGAAAAGCGCACCTTCGCTGATCCAAACTACGTCTAATTACAGGAGGAAATGTTATGGTAACTAAAGAGGAAGTTAAGAACTGGCAACGGAGACTCAAAGAGTTAGGCCTTGATCCGGGGCCTATAGATGGAGTCTTTGGCCCACAGACGAAAAAAGCTGTGCGCGAGTTTCAAAGGATGCACAAACTAAAGGACGACGGAATCGTCGGGCCTTTAACGCACGCTGAAATGTTTCCGCAGCATATTCCAGAGCGTGACAGTGAGTCCAACGTTGTAGTCGCTCCATCGCTTCCTGGAGTTACAAACTTGTGGCCAGCAGAAGCTGGTGTGGAAAAGTTTTACGGGAAAGTCAATGACATCCCCAAGTACATGGAGGAGTTTGAGCCTCCTTATCCGTTGTGGTATGCAGGTAACTTAAACTACCGCATCAAGAAGATCGCACTCCACGAAAAAGTTATACGGTCTGCAGAAAGAGTGTTAATCCGAGTAAAGGATGCCTACGGCGACGAAGTTAAGGAATTGAATCTTGACGTATATGGAGGTGGATACAACAAGAGACTGAAGCGTGGTGGTACAACGTGGTCTATGCACGCTTATGCCATTGCAATGGATTGGAATCCCGCTGAGAACAAACTTCGTTGGAATCATATGCTGGCTGAGCTCGCCAAGCCTGCGTATAGTTCTTGGTGGAAACTTTGGCGAGAAGAGGGGTGGGTAGGTCTAGGCCCAACTAGGGACTATGACTGGATGCATGTGCAAGCAGCGCGTGTATGACTCGCTCATCATCACTACTTGAAACTTGAAGGAGAATGAAATGAACTGGACAAGAATTGGAACGTATGTACTGGGAGTTGTCCTTGTACTCATTGTGCTGTACCTTGTGTGGCCCTATCTGTCTCCGGGGCCCGCAGCAGCTGCAACTCTTGACTCATCTGTTACCGGACCTATATTCGACCTCGTCAGCACGGCCTTGGCTGCAGTGGTGGGATATATTGTGTGGCTGGTCAAAGGCTGGCTCAACTCGAAAACGGTTCTTACACAAACCGAGATCGATGACCATCTTGCGGATCGAATCAATGAAATGGCTCACCGTGGTATCGCCTATGCTAAGACGATTGCCGCTGAGAAATTCGGAAAGATCGACATCCCAGTCGACAATTGGTTTCTCAATATGGCGGCTGAATATGCAATGAGGTCGATTCCTGATACAGTCAAGAAGTACAACATCGGCGAAGATCGTATGATCGAGATCATCAAAGCTCGACTACCTGAGTACGGGTTCGGAATGACTTCCGATGTAAAGGTATCCACTCCTGCTCCGGATGCCGTAAACAAGACTGTCACAATCAAAGCTTCTGCACCATCACCAAAGGTTGGTGCAGCGGTGCCGTCGTCTACAACTTCTCCAGTCTCTACAAAGCCTGGAGCTTGAACTAGTTCATACCCTCATGGCACTCAGGGTATGAAGTTGGGTTGCTGTTACCCTTGATAGCACCCCACGCAAAGGGCGAAGTTTCGGTGGAAGCCTCCCGACCGACTTCGCCCTTTGTCTTCTCATGATTGATCTGGAACAATGCTAACTCTTGATTCAACGGGACGTTGTTCCTGATCTTGATATGAGCCTTTGTAGGCAAGATCAGTTGGATTTGTAAGCTTGTGAAAGATGAACTGTGCGATTGGCATCTTGTCGTAGATCTGCACAGTTTCCTTGGAGTGATTAGTAAGCTCCAGAGTGGTATACCCCCGCCAACCAGGTTCCAACACAGTGTTCTGGACAGCAATTCCCCGACGAGCCCAGGATGACTTATCATGGACAATCACTAGAAGGTCATCTGGGATCTCCACGCGTTCGACGGTGACTGCAAGGAGAAAGCCTCCCGGTTCAATATCGACCGATGGTGTGTCAAGGAAGATACGCACATCGTATCCAGCTGGTCCGAGACCATATGAGAGACCCATGAATCTGGATCCTGGTTGCTCGAATGGATCGATCACGAGACGACGGCTGTGTCTCACCTGCCAAAGAATATCCTGAGCTGCAAGTATCATGTAGTCCTCCTGTGTTAAGTGGGTTAAGTTTTGGGTTGGTTGATGAGGCTAAGAAGCTCTGAGCGTAAAGAATCAACGGTTCGAAACCTCCCCGACATCTTCGATGTGACTGTGTCAGAACAGAAATCTTCGATCCCCCGAAACTTGACGCAATAGTGGTCAGCAGTGATGATTACCGCAATGTCGTCGGTCTCGAGTACTACACTCAGGGCCGCAGATATTTGTTCTGTAAGGCGTTCTTGTACTTGTGGGCGCCGTGAAAAGTACTCCACAATACGGTTGAACTTTGACAAGCCGATCACTTTGTGCGCTGGAATATACGCAATATGAGCTTTGCCGATAATTGGCATGAAGTGATGTTCACATAGAGATTTCACCTCGATGTTACGCACCAAGATGACCTCGTCGTACTGGAAACCATTGGGATGGCAAGTGCATTCAGGGAACAGAGTGTAGTTGAGACCCCAGCAAATTTCGTCCAAGTACATCTTTGCAAGGCGTTGAGGAGTGTCCTTGATCGAAGGATCTTCCATGTTAAGCCCCAGTGTAAAGACAATCGAGTCAAAGTGATTCCCTAGTGCTGAAGCTTGTTCAGCGGCATACTTGGGTTTATGAGCAGCTACGAGGTGTTCAGGACGCATCGGCGTTTCAATACCACGCTCGATAAGAAGTCTATGAACTTTAAGGCCGAGATCTCCGTTATAGTCAGTCATGTGTAGTCTCCTTGAAGTGGTTTAACTTTTTGCTTCTCACGAATGACATCAATTCGTTCCCAGCATTTCTTGAGTTGTTTTTCTGCGGCATCTTCAAGACTTATATCGCAAGCTGAACATAACGCAGAGAGTGTAACAATTGTGCCTCCAATCTCGTCAAGCAATTCACCTACTGGACGGCTATAGGTATGACGCACCTGACCATGTATATCACTCTCAGGAATTCCGAGCGCTTGAGCGACTTCAGTAGCTTCTTCAACAAGACGTAGAACGCGCTCACGTTTGTTCATGGTAACTTTTTGTCCAAAACATTGTAGAGCCCAAGTTTGGACGAGATTCTGAAACAGTCCTATAGTCATGTGTAGCCTCCTGTTAAACCTTCTCGTTGGTGAATGTGCAAGTGCCGTCGTTGTGGATTGTCATATCCTGATAGATACTTGTGAAGAGCTTTTTCATTTGGTTGGCGACATTGAGAAAGATGTCACGCATCTCTTCGTCATTTTCGTACTCGCCGAATACTTGTCGAATCTCCTCTTCGGCACCTATTGCAGTTCTCATCGCAATCATATGCCGGATAGCTCGGTGGTTAGCTGTGAAGATAATATGCGTTGACATTCCTCCCGGAGCTGTTCTACGGAGGGCTGATGTAAGCTCTTTCTTGATATGGAATGGCATCTTAGGATCGTCAAGCAAAAGACTCTTGGCAAAGAATGCTACGCGGTCTTCTGCCGTCTTAGATACGATAGTTGTGGCATCAATAAGGAGCTCGCTCATATAGATTGCCCAGTGTCCCGGGTCTCCATCGAAACCTTCAACGGTTTCTGGGTTCTTAATAAATGGGGCAATGTTTCGCTCAAGCCATCTAGGAGTGAAACATGTTGGTTTGAACATCCCGATGTCGTCGATACGAACGAAGCGTCCAGACTCTTGCGAGATAGCAACGCCTGCTCTGTGTCGAACAAGTTCGTGGGTGAAGATCCTGGAGACATCAGTACACGCAAAAGTCACGCTAGCGTGTTCTAGAACCGAGCCGTGTTTTTGTTTGAGGATGTTATGAAGGTAGTCTTTGTTCCCTTCACGGACTTTGTGGACATTAAGGTTCAGTTGAGGTTTGAAAGAACGGTAGCACAAACGTCCAGCGACTTCGATTACCCATTCACTACCCGTTCTGGCATCAGTAACGAAGCCGTCTTCTACCGGTTTGTCCTTATCGGTTGTGGCTCCAATTTCTTTTAGGAAGTCCCAAGCGCCTGATGAATGCATCTTGGTTTCTGCAATCACGAATACTTTTGGATTTGTAAAATGCATCTTATTCCTCCTGTATTATAAACTGAGCTGGACTACGATCATCAACTCCATGTTTTGTTAGAACGTGTTCCAAGAGCATGAGAAAACAACATCCAGCGTGTGCAAGATGGTACAAAGTGCTCTCTTCATCGAAGAATTGGCCCGCCATGTGGTAGTCCATATGACTCTCGGCTGCTCTCAGGAGCCTTGACCATGTAAAACCTTCTCCACTATGCCAATTACCAACGCTATATTTCTTTGCGCCGAATGCAAAGACTTTAGCGATCTCCTGTTTACCGAGCAGGAACGCATAGCGATCACTAAGCGGGCCAACTACTTCTTGAGCAATGCGTCCTAAAACGATAGTCGTATGTGCAGTCGTATACGCAAGAGTAGAAGCGGAGCCCCCTACTTTGAATGTTGTCAAACTAATGTAGGCACCTTCCATCGAGAACTCAAAGTCTCTTGATACGGATGAAATAATACCACGAGACATCTCAACAGCTCGCGCCGGTAGGAAAAAGATTGGAGGTTTGTCTTTGTCGTGTTTCGTTGCTTGAATCTCGTTGCCAGATACTTCTAGGTGGTTATCCATTATCATCCTCCATTAACCACACTGTGTGTAGTCGCAATTGGTACACTTCTTACAACCTTCAGCATAGATTACAGCTGGTGCATAACATTTGGGGCACATCTCACCTTTCGGTTCAGACCCTTGTTGAATCGGATTCAAGAAGGGAATTGTAGGCTTTTCAGGAGAACTCTCTTCCAAATGATCTTTGCCCCTGTCTTTGTCCTTTACAAGATGACGCTCGATAACACCTCCAATATAAGCAACAGGACTTGCATAGAATTTACCGTTGATCCATGCAGTATCGTGCATTGAAGTAACTTGTTTCAGCTCTTCTGCCACGAATGAAGGGTCAATACCTGACCGCAGAATCCCTGAGATCATCAAGGTTAGTGCTGTCATCCAATCTGAGTGCCTAGCATCCTTAGACGCGAAGAACATTTCGTAGGGGCGTCCATCGTCTGACTTGTTGATAGTAATGTACATCGCGGCTGTCATGCTTGGCCAACGTACTTTGTAGGTGTCTCCAGAAAGGACATCAACCCTTTTCGCGCGTTCCTTTATCGGGTGCTCATCCGTGGGCCGCAGTTTGGTGTCTGCCAAGCCAATTGATTGTGAGTCCTTGGAGAGATCTTCTAGAATAGATCCCCTCACTTTACTTGGACGATATGTTGTGCATCCCTTGCATCCCGTAGCATATGCGAGCTCATACACTGTTATGAACTCATCATATGTCATCTCCTCAGGACAGTTGACAGTCTTGGATACAGAAGCATCGACCCAAGATTGACATGCCGCTTGCATTCTGATATGTTCAGCTACCGAAAGCTTGCTTGTTGTAATCATGTAGTCGGGTAGCTCGGAGGAAAGAGAATCTAACGACATGTCAAGAGAGCGGCCTGTACAGTGTTTCCAGAAGCGGAAAATAAAGCTCTCCTCATCATGGTTGACAAAAGAACTATCAGGCTGAAGAATCCTGCGTCTCATTGAATGTGCAAACACTGGTTCAACACCTGAAGAGATGTTTCCGTATGCGAGTGAAGTCGTGCCCGTTGGTGCAATAGTGTTCAGGACACCGTTGCGAAGACCATGTGTTGCAATACCATCTCGTAGAGTTGAGGGAAGCTTTTTCGCAATGAAACCGCAGTCAGTGATCTTCGGGTCGAATAAAGGGAAGCGCTTGCGCTCGATTGCAAGAGCAACAGATGCTTCATAAGAAGCTATTGCAACAGTACGTTGGATCTCTTCTGCAATCTTTGCACCCTTGATAGATCCGTATCTGATACCAAGCTGCGCCAAAGCATCAGCTAGCCCAGCAACTCCGAAACCGAGGCGCCGTTTGTTGAACTCTTCATCGCGCTGGAGATCAAGCGGGTAGTTCGTAACCTCGATGACGTTATCAAGGAAACGGATTCCGAGGAATGTAACTACCTGTAGAAGTTCAAAGTCGAAGTATGCATCCTCGGTAAATGGGTTCTTAACCATTCTTGATAGTACAGCATGCGCTAGATTGCAGGTACCATATGGTGGAAGGGGTTGTTCGCCACATGGATTAGTGCAACGTATTGTCTCAACATATTGGAGGTTGTTGAGAGCGTTAACCCGATCAATAAAGATCACACCAGGTTCTGAATACTCGTAGGTAGTTGTTGTAATCTTTTCCCAGAGATCACGGGCGCGCCAAACGCTATATACGTATTGCTGCACGCCGTCATCGTCTTCAAAGTCGTACTGTTCGAGATTTGGGTTTGAACTTAGATCACGAGTAACGGGTGGAATTGTAAAGTGTAACACCCACTCTTCGTCTTCTTGAACAGCTTGCATGAAGGCATCCGATACAAGGATTGACATATTAAACATTGTCAACCTGCCGGCAGTTTTCTTTGCGTCGATAAACAGTGGTAAGTCGGGATGAGTATCGCTGATTGTAGCCATCATCGCACCACGACGAGAACCAGCACTCATAATAGTTTTACACATTGCGTTCCACATATCCATAAATGGAAGTGGACCAGACGCTTGTGCTCCTGGCCCCAATCTATGGAGCCGAGCACTGTTTGGACGTAGAGTAGAGAAGTCAGTTCCAATGCCACCACCTTGCTGCATCGTAAGTGCAGCTTCGGTGAGTCCCTGCATTATTCCTTCCATCGAATCAGGGACTGTCATATTCACATAACAGTTATGTAGCGTCACACGGTTACCAGTTCCGGCTCCAGCGATAATACGACCCCCAGGCATCAAGAGACCAGACTCCATCGCTGTAAATACCAAGGGTACAAAATCCTGGAGTGGATCCACTTTCTCACCAAAGATTGCTCTAGCTGTCCGGCTTAAAGCTTGCGTCCACGGGTCCCCAGCAGCAAGCTTTAATTCTGCTGGAGTACAGTATTTGTCGAGACGCACACGCCCTGTCATAGCAGTAGGCGGAAGAGCATTAAAGCTCTTGTGTAAAGGATCAATGTCACAAATGATGGACAACATATGCGAAATGTCATCCTTTACTGTTGCACGGAAAGAGAACTCTTGGTTCTGGACTTGATTTTGGTTAAAGATTGACATGGTTCAAGAACCTTTGTGGAGTGTTAAGACTTTGGATTCACCTCTTGAAGCTCCTAGAGCCCCATTAGCTCCATTAGCTTGTGAGTGTTCAGGACGCTTCGTACCATAGATTATTTGTTCTTGGAGAGTATTGAGTTGTCCGAGAAGCGATTTCCGATGAGGCCCGAGAACGTATGTAAGTTCACGTAAGGCTTTGTTAACATCTGAGACGGTAACTCGGTTAGGATGCCTTCCGTTTACTGCGAGACCAACATGCCAAATTACAAGGGTTTTCGATTCAAGGGTGTTATTTATCTGTGCTGCAAGATTCATCTCATCACCTTAGTGTTGTGTTATGTTGTGTTGCTCTTCAACGCTTTTGATCCACTTACTGAAGTCAGTCAGATTTCCCCAACGCTCGCCAACTTTAGCATCGGCTTTGAATGGTACTCTTGTAAGACCCATCATCTTAGGTGTAGCACTAAGCTCTTCGGTTACGTAGTAATACACTTCCTTTATCAACGGGATGTCGTAGGGTGTCTTCAAGAGTATTGAATCGTGGACAGTATTGTTAACGACGGTCTTGAAGTCCTTCTTCAAACGCTTACGAACCCGAATACCTGTATCTAACACGATATCGGACGCTGTTGATTGGTGTGGGAAGTTAGCATATTCGTTCTGCAAGTCACGAACCTTCTCGTATGTGATCAGATTGGGGCGTTTCTTTCGCCCATACACAGTGGTAATTGTCTTCCCGGTACGAGCAGCTTCCATACACATATTGATAAAAGCCTTGGCTTTCGGAAAGCGTTTGAACCAGGCTCCGATATATTGCTCGGCCGCTGCAACGGGTTGCTCGATTTGTTCAGCAAGACCGAAAGCTGTGATACCATAGACGATCCCAAAGTTAACATTCTTGGCAATCATCTTCTGTTCACCTAGTACACGCTCCTTGGACTTTTCTGTGTCATCACTATATGCATTGAATTGTTCGACGTATTTGTCGTAGAGCTCTGGAGACCAATCGGTGTAGTATCCAAAGATTGTTGCACGGACTTCATCGTGAAGTGATAGCCCTTCAGTATTATAGATCCTGCAGAGCTCTTCATCACCAGACATGCATGCGAGAGATCTTAACTCTGCCTGATTCAAATCAGGTTCGATGTAGATGAATCCCTTTGGAGCTCTATATTGTCCACGAATCCAAGGTAGTCGTGGGACGTTTTGGACATTTGGATCAGAAGATGCTAGACGCCCTGTAACAGTTCCAGGGATCTTGTATGTGGTGTGAACTCTTCCATTATCTCCAGCACCAACTATCTTTAGGAGAGGTTTTACATACGTAGACTCAAGCTTTTGGATTTTGCGGTATTTAAGGAGGTTAGTAACGAATGGATGAGCAGGTAGCTTCTCAAGAGTGTCAACATTCGTTGATTGCCCGATGGGTCCAAGCTTGAGTCTTCCGTAGAGGAGTTCTTGAAGTTGTTTGGGTGAGCGTGGGTTAACGCCGTAACCCATGGTTTCCTTTGCTATTCTATCCATCTCGGACAGAAAAGGTTTTGCTTCTTTCCTGAGACGCTTCAAATTGCCAATCGTCCATTCACGATCGAGATCGATACCCTCAAGTTCAATCTCTGCAAGGTATTCTGTGGCTGGAATAAACAATCGAGTGTAGAGCTTCTCGGTATCTTTGTCAGCCTTCACAAGAGGTCGGAGAATGTTATGCAGATGCCAAGTCTTGACAACATCATACATCAGATACGGATAGAGTATCTCCTTTGGAATGTATGCATAAGAAGTGGGTTCCTTCTTTTTCGTTGCTTTCTTTTTCACTCCGATCTTGAGACCTGCTTCTAGTTCTTCCTCATCATCCTCTTCTTCCCAGTCCTCCTTGATAACAACGCTTTTCACTTTTGGGAGGTGTGTTTCAAGCATATCCTTGTGTTTAGGAGTACCAAGACGATCGGAAGCAACTTGATCCAAGTCGTGAATCCCCCTCCGTTCGTTAAGGCCATATGACATAAGCATAGTATCTTCATCAACACGGGCATCCATAATACCACGATGCCAGAAGAACTTAATGTCAAACTTACCATTGTGCCAAACATACTTGAGGTGCTCAGGGAAGAGATAGTTCCCATAGAAGTCTTGCTCTACAATGTAACATGTCTCTCCCCAATACAAACCGAAGCAAAGAATACCGTTAGAGTTGTACTGACCAACAACTTTGTTGTCTGCTCGATGGCTGAATGAAGCCGTTTCAATATCGCTTCCAACTACCGTTCCCGTTCGAAGAGAGAACATCTTTTGACGAAGCTTATGTGCTTTATCCCACGAGTCAATAATTTCGATAGGTGCGTTAATTGTATTACCTAGAAATCTCTTTTCTGCTAGTTCGAGCTTTTGATTCGCTGCAGCTGCAATCTCCGCCATCTCTTCTTGCATTGTGGTAGTCTTGATCGGGACTTCACTTTGCGGGATCTCTCTATCATTGATTACACAAGAAATAGCCTGTTGAATGTCTTCACGGAATTGTTTGTAGCTTCCAGTTCCCCTTAGAAGATATGCTGGGTGTACAGTAGGAAAGAAGCCACTAGTAGATGTCCCCTGTAAGAGCGCTCGATAATGAGTGCCTCGTACTCGTGTAATTTTAAGCCCCAAGTTGCCTGTAATAGACCACAGAGCAGCATTGCCTAAACCTATTACTAATGATCTTGGGTACGCTTCAATCTCTGCAAACAATCGCGGTCTGCAATTGAGGCAAGCAGTCTTGAGCTTGTCCTCATCTTTGTTTCTCGGAAAGCATTCAAGAGCATTGCAGAAGTAAGGTTCAACACGATCGCTCGGCGCGATGTTCAGATTGTCCCAAGCTACTTTCAAAGCTTCGTCAATTACTTTCCCTGATGGTCCGACAAATGGTTGTTGCTTGTATAATTCAATAGCTCCCGGAGCTTCACCGACAATTACTAGTGGAGAGTCTTTTGGCCCCCTGCCGTGAACTTTAAGCCCACCGAAAATGCATTTAGTACAGCTAGTCATCGGATAGCTCAGCTCAGTTCATTTTCTTACCAAGCGGTCTCTCAGCAAAGAGTTCTGCAATAGATGGTGTTACTACTTCAAATTTGAAGTCACTTGGATAACCTGAATTATCGCCTATCATGTTGCGAACTCTGACAATGTTAGCTGCAGTTTGTTGTGTGTAGTTTCCTGTCTCCCACCAGTCACCACGCGATCCAGCATCGTTAGAGATCATAAAGAGAGTTTTGGATCTTAATGGTACAGCACTGTCGATCCCGATCACGCCTGGTACAAAACAACATCTTAGATCGTCAAAGGGGTTGTCGCTAAAACCCATTAGATGGATTCTCGCTTTGGGTAAGAGCATCCATGTTGCTTGAATTGCGTCAAGTCTTGAAGGTGCGATACGTCCTGTAATGTTCCGCGGGAGTCCTACCCAAGTGATGTCTGGAAGATTCATTGCGAGAACCTCAAGACACCGAAGCCAGTCGATCCATGTCTCACCTTGTGGAATTATAAGAGGCTCAACTGAAGTACTGTACTTCTTGCTGAGACGTTGAAATTCTTCGTACCCCTTGAATGTTGACTCGACTGTTTCAGCACTCTTCTTGTATACATCGGGTAATGCAATTGTGTCGGCGCGTACAACACTGGCTGCTTCAAACAGCATATCCATCGTCACTGAATCACCGAGTTCAACGACAGAGTTATCCATGTGGACGAAACCGTTAACACGCCTCGCAAAGAGTTCGTGATACTCATGTCGGCTCTCTTCACTCTTGATTACATCATGCGCGAGAAGTAAAAAGTAACTCCCGAATAGTCTTGGATCCTTCTTGAGTTCGGAATAGATTCTTGGTGGGCATACAGGTGCAAAGAAAGCCATGGTTGTCGTCCCGATCTTTGATTTGAATTATTCCAATTTTTATTATAGAATATCACATGGATGAAATCAAGAGTCCAAATGATATTCCGTCACAGACGCATTCTTACCTACTTACTCACACCTACTTACCACGAGCATTACCCCAAACGAGAACGTGAAGCTGCGGAAGGAAACGATACACCTTGAGTCCGGGATGCTGAAAGATGTCTTGCGCTGTCAACTCGAAACACTCCATGAGTGTCTGGGTTAGTTCTGCAGTGTTCTTTGGTTCTTGTCCTGTAATACCAAGAGCTATTCCAGAGCCTGTCTTACCATCAAGTGTTGGTGGGTAAGGATTTCCAAGCGACAGAAACATTCTCCCCTCCTGTTGTAGGGGATGGATAAAGAGTGTTACAATGTCTGCGATCATTGCTGCGAATTCAAGATCCTGTGCAGAAAAAACTGGGATCTTAATATTGAAACCAGGATGATGTGCAAATTTGTGGCATGCGTCAACAAACTTGTCTCGCTCGAACTTCTCTCCCATCCCAGGAGGCTTTGGACTGATGGTAATCGCGTCAAGCATATTTATCCAGCTTGGTGAAAGTGTACCCTGCGTTTCGACCGCGACTTTGAACTCCATCGTCTGGAGACCTCGAACGAGAAAGCCAAGATCATGGATAGCCGGGTTACCGCCAGAGAGTGTTATCCAAGGTACAAAAGGGAGATCAGCAACTGCTGAGAGTATTTCAGAAGACTCCATCCACTTAGCGTTAGCTTTCACATATCGGGGGTCAACAGCATGAAGCGAGTCACACATTGTGCATCGATAATCACACAACCCGAAACGAATGAAATGTGTCTGTGTTCCAGCGACGAA